TTATATTTAGTGGAGATGGTGGGAATCGAACCCACGTCCAAAAAAGCAGCTAATATAACTATAAACGATCAAATATAAATATTATACATTCCAATCCTCCTCAGCAATTTGCAATGCTAAAAGGGGAGACATACTTCCATCTGATTTAGACATAGTTACTAAAGCATAATACATAACTTCAGTTAATTTTTGTTGTTTATTTACTCTATCTAATATTTGAGATATTTCTATTATCTCATCACTCCCTACTTTATCTAAAAACTCTTCTTGAAATTTATCCATTTTATTTATTTATTTATTAAAATCTGCATCAAAGAAAAACATTTGCCATAATCTACCTGTTTCTATACTATGACCAAAGTACCCCATTGAACTGTGAATAGATTGCCCATCAAAAATTACCATCCTATTATAAACATTTCCAAATGTATCAACATCCTCATATAAGGTTCCATCTACAAAAGTTTCCTGTTGGGGAAAATAATCAAATATGTTGTCACTTTGAGATGTGTGATATATTTTAGATTTTTTATTTGCAACAACTTTAGTACCTGTTTCAAATGGTGCATTTGGTGTAAGAAATATCATAGCAGCCCATTGTTGAGAATCTGCATGGTAAACTAAAGGTGGAACATTTCCACTACAAAATCCACTTTGGAATACCCCACAAATAGAATAAACATCAGCCCAATTAGTAATATTACAACCCATTGTTTCTTCAATTTTTTCTTTAACTCCATCAAATATAAATTGTTTTCTAGTTCTCCAACCAACTCCTCCATGACCCTTATCCCAATACATTTGTTCTAATGCATATTGTCTAACAGCATCGGGATCTTTATAAAAATCATCAATTACCCATGCTCTTTTTTTCATTTTTTTATTTACCTTAAATTTATTAGTTGTAATTATCCCCCAATCGGAATTATTATCTGAGTCTTTAAATTTAATTTTTGTCATTTTTGTTTTTTATTAAATTAATATATTTTTTTAAAATCCTAAATATTTATTTCTTATATAATCTAAATCCCATGAAGTATAAGAATTAAAATATTCTTTATTATTAAAGGGATATTTACAAGGAGATAATTCCCCCCAATTTTTTCCCCATTTTTTAGTTAAATACTCATAATTTTTTTTATCAACCCTATCTAATTTTTCTTTTATTTGAGGTTCTTCCTTAGATGTCTGTTGACCATTTTTTTCATAATTAATACAATCAGCTATTTCTTTTCCGTGTAAATAAGTATTATCTAATCCTCTACAAACTTTTGGGTCTAAATTTAAAATTCTCATTATATAATCTGTATCTTCTCCATAAGCAGGATATAAATTTTCATCAAATAACCCTACAATTCTCACCCCCATTTCAGTTATAGCAAATAAATCATATGTACCTACATTATTTACACCAGCTCTAGGATGAATCATACTTATCTCCTTATCTTGAGCCATATCTGAAAATTCTTTTAACAAACCCGGTGAAAAAGCAACATCATGGTTAGAAATTATCCAATAGGGCTCCATTAAAAATGATTTTATAATTAAATTCCAAGCTGCTGGGACTCCTAAATTGGTAGGTAAATGTGTAATGTGTATATTTTTAATAAATTTGTTAGCTATATTTTTTAACTTATCTAATTCTTCATTAATTTCTCCCCTTCCGTTATTATTAATTATAAATAAATTATCTACAGGATAATCAATTGATAACATTAACCTTTTTACCCAATGAACTCCATTTACTATTGGAACTCCAATAACAGGTATACTTTTCTTATCTTCCATTTCTTTTATTTTTTAACTAAATGTGAAATCCCCACATTTTCAATGGTTTCTTTTATTAATGTTTTATACCTTTCATTTAAATTATTATTGGGATTATTTGCTAATTCTAAAAATAACTCCTTACTTTCTTGTGTTTTTCCTATATACCACCCTGCAATAGCCTTATAATATAAAAATGCAAAATACCCATCATACCTATTATAATACTCAAAATCTTTATTACTTAATATATTAGAAATTCCTATACAAGCATATGAATACATGGTTAAATATTTTTCTTCTGAAGAAGGAATTCTATCCCCACAAAATTCTAACCATAAACACATAGCATTATAAGCTTCAGGTCTATGTGGAGAATGTGATATTGCTTGAAGTATTTGTCCTCTTTCAAATACAGGTCTACCCCCTACTTTAGCCATACAATCCCAAGAACATAATAAACTTTCGTAAACTAAATCATCATTTTTAGACAATTCAGCACTTCTTAAATAATAAGATATAGCTGAAGCATATTGTTCTATATCAAAATAACTATTTGCTAATTCAAAATTACATCTATCTTTTCTAGGATTAAGGATATATTTATTTAATTTATTTTCTAATTTATAATTTCTCATATTCAATTTTTTCTAATATTATTTTAGGCATTTTAAGTACATACGCAGCATTATCTTGAAAGCCAAAGGTAATTAATAAATCATCCCCAACTTCAGCTAACCCGCAATTAAATTCTATCATAGCATCCATAAATTTAAATTGTTTAGATATTTTAACTATATTCCAATCTTTATCATAAAAAACAAATCTATGATAATAATGAGCATCTTTTTCATTTCCAACAGGATGCCATGGAAAAAAGCATTCATGAGTAATACATAATCTATATTCCCCAAATGGTATTACTTGTGACCCTCCTCTTAAATCACAACCTGATAATTTTTTAGCAATTTTTTCACTAGGATCTTTTTTTACAATTACTTCACAATTTTTATTTTTACAATCAACTTTAACTAATTCTATGGGATCAGCATGTCTAATAAAATGATAGGGCATATCTAAAACAGGCATCCAATTTTTTTCAAGATATCCATCCTTTTCAGGAACTTCTATTCTATCTCTTGTAACTTCAACAAATCCTTCATTACCTAATATAACTTCACACATTTCCATTCTTCCCGTTCCAATTTCATCAATATCTCTTCTTACACCACAAGTGTATAATTTATTATTCCATCTAAATATTCTTACATCTTCTTGTCCTATAAAATCCCAAAGTGGAGGTTTATCATATTTAGTAGTATCAATTTTACTTGATCTACTTATATTTAAATCATCGTCTAAATGACATAAATAATTAGTTGTTTCTAAAAATGCAAATTCTTCAGGATTCATGTATTGCATACACCCCCACATTCCCCAATATTTTTGGTTAAATTCAACATGGTGCATAACATATCCTACATGCCTTATATTAACTAATAATCCTTCATTTTCATCATTATAAATAGTAGCATTACATAGTCCCGTTCCTCCTGTAAATTTACTTGGAATTATTAAAGGTTTTATACTACCCCCATGTTCTAAGGACAGTTTAACTAAATTATTTTCTTCTGGATATAAATTTTCCCAACTCATATATTTGTTTTTTTATTTATTTTGCATTACTATGTGACATTCATATTATATATATTATACAACGCATAAAAACCGCAAAAAAACGCGGTTATATGCGCATGTATTAATTTATTAACAAGCAAATTCTAAAGCTTTTGCAAACATGTTTCTATTTAAATCAATATCTTGTTTGAAATTCTTAATTATACGAGCTTGTCTTTGTTTTCCTGATTTAGTATTGTAATAAAAATTACCATTAATAATATTTTCTTGTACTCTATTAAATACTTCCCATAATCCATTACCTCTATCTTCATTACGTTGAGATTCTAACACATCTTTAACTGCAACATCATTAAATGTATTATCTGTTCCTTTAACTCTAATATCAAGTAATGATTTTGCTAATTCTAATACTTGCTCTCCTTCTAATTCAATAGATTTCATTTTATTCATAGATTCAACTGTTAATGGTAATTTTTCCACCATTTCTTTAATCATTGATTGTAGATCCTCAAATGTGTAACCCATATGACGCATTTTTACATCTTCAAATTCTGTATCTGCAATAACTAAACCATTTTCACAAATCATTCTAAATAATCCTGCTGTAAATGTAAAAGCATTTTTACCATCATGAGAGTTTGTTAATAATATTTGTGGGAAAACAGTATCTCCATCTTCTCCATTAATAACAATATCATTATTTCTAAATACTAGTAAGTGTTTTTGGAATCCTTTTGTTGATTTAGTTCTAGCTTTAACTTCTTTTGCATCAACAACTCCCCAACCTAATTCTTCCATATCATTAATAACTTCTTCTGTTGGAATATGAGTATATTTATCTGATACCTCATTTGAAGGATTCATTGTAAATACTGAAGGAGCTACTTTACTAATTTCTTCCTTACTCATAAATTTTGCTGATTGTAAATTTTCTATATTGATCATAACTTTTATTTTTTTTTAATTAGTTTTTATTCGTTTTGCATCTATTTATACCGTAAATATACGAAAGCTCTCTCGGGTATCCAAGCTTCCTGCGCATTACTTTATTATTATCATTGATTTAGGAACTACAAATGTTTGACCATCAAAATTAACCTTACATTTTTTATTATTAACTTTAATAATTTCACCAATCATTCCCATAACTTTTTTATGATCAACACCAACTTTCATTCCTACTCTAAATCCTGGTTGTTTTAATTGAATCATTTGTTCAACTAAACCTTTAAATTCATTTAATTCTTGTAATGATAATTTGTGTAAACCTTCTGTTGTTTTTGTAAAATTCATAACCTTTATTTTTATTAGTATGTGTGCGTTTTGCACTCATTTATGACATAAATATACGAAAGGTCTCTTGGGGAGCCAAATATTTTCGCGGGAGTCTTTAATTATTTTCTCTTATTTTCACCGTAATATCATGGGGTGCAAATTCATTACCACCAAAATAGGGGTATAAGTAATATCTTTTAATTAACCCCCAATTCCCCTCAGGTCTCCTTCTAACCATCGTAGTATCACCCTCTACAGTAATAATATAATAAAAAGTTTTAATATCTATTGTAGCATTATAAGGTATGTTTGGTTCTATAGTTCTTATAGTAGCTGAACTATGGCTACCATCCTCATGTCTTAACCAACATAATTCTATTTCACCATTAATATATCTCCAACCTAATCTTATTGAATATTTTTGATGTGTAACACCAAAATCGCTAAAGCCATAAATCTTATTTACATCATGTTGGTTCTCTGGTATTTCAGTAGTGTAAATTGCAGACTCATCTAACATAAAGTCAAAGTTTATTCTTGAGTTTGTAGGGTGGTTAAAATATCTACCAGAACTATGTGTACCTTCAAGTATTACATAAGTTCTAAAACCAAAATCATCAGTATCTTTTTTACATGAAAATAATATTAAACATAGTGTTAATACTAATCTAATCATTTATTTTAGGCATCATTTGATTCAATAACTAAAGAAATACCCCCAGTTCCACTAACATTCAAAGTATTAGGTGGAATAACATTTAGAGGGGCTAATTGGAATGATGAAGTTACTGAGGAAATAACTACACTATTTATATAATTTGAAGATACATACCCATTTAAATTAATTCCAGAACTAGTTATTAAAGAACCCGATAAAGATCCAGTAAATCCAAAACTTCCACTACCAAAACTACCACTAAAACTACCACTAAAATTTCCATTACTATTTGGTTGTACCCCTATATTAAAATATGCAGAACCATTAGAAGCATTTGGGTGATATATAGTAAATAAATAAGGACTTTGAGGTGAATTATTTTGTAATTGTGAACCTATTAAACTTCCGGGTCCATTTAGTTGTGTGGAAGAAAAGTTAAGAGTAAGTGGCATAATGTAATTTTATTATAAATATTATCAAATTCATAAAGCCGTCTAAGATTTCTTCTTCCTAACATACCCACATACCTAGATACGTATATACTCCCCACCATTGAAAAATTTATTAAAAAAAATAATTTGGGGGTATGGAATTTTCCAAACCCTTACCCATATGGGAAGTAGTAATTAAAAGTGTAGCGCTAGAGAAAAAACCACCACCATGAGTATAATATAAATGGCTGGTGCGATGTCAATTTTCTCTTTCATATTATTATTCATGGTCATATATAGATTAAGCTGGAATATTAAATGGTAAAGTAATTGTACTAGGGTGTTACTTGTATATGACTTAATGATGACGAAATTGGTTTACAAAAGTTTTCCAAGGAGGTGATATGATTATTGTTATTCCAGCGTGGGAGAAGAATGTTACGGTGAAGATTAATACCAACCACCGGTACCTTATATCAATATATACTCATCCGGTGACACTCTTATAAAATCATCACTAAATTGAATGTAGGGTTGGTCAATGATATAAGTATATACAATCGATGGGTTATCTACGTGTACGATCTCTTAAGTGGTCCACATCCTTTCTATCGCGTATCCACGCCATATGGACATCCGCGCACGGTGGGTATTATTATATAGTACGGCGGCGGTACGCCCGCCAATGGTAGGTATGTAGTAGATATAGCGATAATAGTTGTATCGAATCCAGTTACGCGTACGGTGAAGATATTATATAATAAGGTACCCCACACCTTGGTATAAGGTGCTACCGCATTAACTAATAAGTATAAAATATGTAATAAGGGGGTACGGTCAACTTACCCACCGTAGTATTATTCCCCACGGCTGGTATTATTACCACAACCGTTCACCCATAAATGTACGACCCCTCCCCCACATATCCACGCCCTCCCACACATACCTTGCGGTTCACAACCATTCACAATTAATTATTTATGAAAATTCGTGAACAGGGTTGGTTCACAAGTATATATTTGGTAACTATAGTAGAGTTTGGATGCGCATCAAATGGGGGTTAACACCACCTCGCTTCTATGTCATATAACCCCATTATTCATTGTCACATGCAATTGATATTTATCATCTACTTGTCATAATTGGTAGGTGCTTGTCCTACTTATGGATTTAGAAATGGAGCCCACGCAACACTCCACGTAGTTACCCGTTTATTCCAGTCTATTACCCAATGAATTTCCATCTCTATCTACGTCATCGCTTAAATAAACTCCATAGATAATACACCCACACCCAATAATTGTCCAGTTCAAAATCAATGCACTTATCCCAAGTAACATCCACATTAACCATTTATTCATATCATTATCATTATTTAATTTTATCAATTATCCACTCGGGGAAGGTCCACTTCTTAGCGATGCGATGTACCTTTATTCCCCAATGCTCAAGTGAAAGTATTTTAGTTAAACACGGCTCACATATGATATTTTTACCTGATCCCTCTTTCTTCACCGTAATCTCTATCCACGCTGAATTTACTTCATCACACACATTACATCTCCTCTTCCACTTGACTTCCCTTATTCGTTTCATACTTCTTGATCATTCCACCAATCATCTTCACTATCAAATTCATCTTTATAGAATTCTTCCAATCTATCTTGCTTACGCTCATCTGCTATACCCTCCATATAATTAACGAAAAATCCTGCACCAATAACTAGCGCAATCACACCAATACCTGCTAAAACTTCTATCATAACCTATTTATTTTAATTAATAACTGTATATACGTAGTAAATCAATGCAATATGTAGAGAAGAGCTTGAAGCTTTATTTTTCTCTTATTATTGCTTTTAATTTTCTTTCCTCTGCTTTTAATCTTACTTGCTCTTTTTTTACTTTTTTTAATCTCATTTGAGCTATAAACTTTTTAGGTATAAATAATACATCCCAATTTTTATCTATATTTCCCTTACCTAATATTTTGTAAGTATAACCTAAGTCTAACAATGATTTATATTTATTTTCTAAATTTAATTTTGATATTGGCTCCTTTTTACTATAATCATCCATACATTCCATAACAATTATAGGTTTGAATTTTTTTATTGTGTTTAATCCTCCTTTTATTACTTTTTCTTCATATCCTTCTACATCTATTTTTAAATAATCTAGTCTATCTAAAGTTAAAACATCAAGATTAATTAAATCTATTTTAGTTTCAATACTATTAGTTGATCCATTTTCAGCAGAACTTAAAACTTCATTAGTAACCATACCTCCTTCTAATATAGTTGCTCCAGAATTATTATTCCCAATCCAACCTATTTTTGTTGACTCAATCTTATCTCCTACACCTACTTGTTTTGATATAACATTTTTACATTCATTTAATGATATGTTCTTATTTAATAAATCAAAAGATTCTTTTGTAGGTTCAAAAGCATAAACAGTTTTAGCTAATTTACTAAATACCATAGTAAGTGTACCAATATGAGCCCCTATCTCTACTACTACAGAATCAGAATTAATATATTTTGAAGCTAAATAGTGTTGATACTCTTCCCATCTATATCCCTTTCTTATACAATCTGATATTATACAATTTTTATAAAGTTGGAATTTAATGGTGTGTTCTTTAAAATAATTTCTTACATCCCAAACTTTTTCATCTACTATAAATGTATTATTTTTTCCCATTACTTTAATCTTAATTGTTTATTAAATACATATCTTTCAATTGGACTTAACCCTTCATACCAATTTGGGAAATCACCACCTTTAATATTCATATATTCGTCCCAAATTCTTTTATACACCATAACTTTCATTTGGTCCATTCATATCATATGATATTTTATTCTTTACTTTTATAATAGCTTTATCCATTCTATCTGCTACTTCCATATGTGGATGTTTTTTAGCTAATTTTTGGGATTCTTTCATAACTTTATCATATATTCCTAACTCACGTGCTTCATATAATATGTCTTCTACATTTGCCATAATTTATAAATTTAATTGTATTTTCTTTCTATATTCTAAATAATCCCACTCACTGAACATTGTATTGGGATTATAATCTTTTTGTCCTTTATACCATTCTTTGTTGGGTTTTGTCCTTAAATAATCTTCTAATTGTCCATGGATTGCATTATCAATATAATCAGGTTCTGCTCTAAACCAATCTGCACAAAATTCTCTATAACCATCATCTGTTTGTCTACCACTAAAAAATGGTCCTACACCATAACATTCCTCAAACCATAAAGCTTTATAATTATTTAAGTAAAACAATATATTAAGTATTGATTGGTCATGGCGATGTTCTATAAAACCATCTAATTGTTTATCATTACCTAAATCATCATTAGTAAATAAATAATTGTTTTTAGTTATTAACTCTAACCACAATTTAATAATATCTATACTTTCTTTACATTTACGAATAGCTATCATTCCACTTTCACTATGTGATGAATTTAAAAACTTTTTATTGTTTTCTAAATTAAATTCTTTAAGGAGTGATAATTTTACAAACTTTTGTTGTGTATAACCACCACCACCATCTCCTTCTGCATTACCTTCACCATTTATTAAAATAGGTTGTTTATGTAATTTGTGTAAATATTCATTTAATTTATCTTTTCTATGTGGTAATATTCTTGATCCTGCATCTGTATAAAACAAATAATCCCCATTATCCATATACATTAGTTGGTTTAATAAAATATAAGGTTTCCATATCCAATAACCAAATCCTCTTGGATTATTATTAATAAAATCTTTATGTTTATCTATAAAATCTTTTATTTTAGAAGGTGTAGATGCTATTACATCATCAAACCATCCTGTTTCTTTAGCTTCGCTGCAAATTCTATCTAGTTGATTTTTAAATATCCCGTTACCAAAACTAATAAAATATTTTTTCATTATAATAACCCTTTATCTTTACATTCATTTAAAAAATCATTTGGATACATTTGTATTCTACCTGTATAACTTGGATTATTTATTTTTTTATTTTGTATAGTAACCTTACATTTAGCTGCTTCATATGCTATTCTTTGTCCTAATTCACCACCAGCAGCATGACCTAAATAATCATATAATGATAAATAATCTCCTGTGTATGATTTAATTTTACTTTTCATAACTTACATATATTAATTCCTTACCATATTTATGTTTTTTACTACGATCTTTACCTTTAGCAATAGTATAGTTTTCTCTTAAACGTACTAATTCTAATTCCACTTGGTTACGTGAAGGAATATTTCTAACTGATATAGTGTTTCTAATACCTTTTGTAGTTTTTGTTTTTTCATCTACAATTTTTGGTGCTTTTTCAATATGTGCTGTTAATCTAAAACCCATGTTTATTTTTTATTTATATATAATTTATTATTTCTAATATACATTTTACCTACTGGAATTTCAGTTAATTCTCTACCTAGTAAATCATATATTTTATTATTATTAATTTTATTTAATATTAATTCATTTATTAATGTTGTACCTCCCATATTAAATAATACATAAGTACTATCAGTATAATCAAATATTAATGAATCACAGTGACTACATACTACCATTTGATTAGGAGTATAAACATAAGCATCATAACAAAATTTAACTGTGTCAGTCATATTTATTTGAGGAAAAGAATATGGATTATTACCTTGTGGTGTATAACATGCTACTGAATTACACGCTGAAAATAGCCATTCAATTGAATCTACCATATTTATAATTCCACTTGCTTCTCCATATACTGTTAAAGGTAAACCTTGTATTACAGTATACGACAATGAGTCACATAAATTTGATTGTGCTTGTGTTTGTGTTTGTAGTCCAAGCGAAACTAATAATACTAATAATATTTTTTTCATTTTATGTATTTGTTTACTTTAATATACGAAATTTATTTATCTTTACCAACCTTACTTATTTTTTCTTTCACATCATCATGCCACATTTCCATCTCATCAATATTATAATCAACAGTATTATCATCATCAACTACTATTTTTAACATACCATAAGAATCTCCCCCTTTAGAAGTAAGTTGTCTATATTTTTGATATATAATTTCATCTTTTTCATGACATTTATTACATACAACTCCTCTACCAACTGTATTAGTTGCTTGATCATATAATGATACTTCTTCTAATAATTTTTGATCAATTTTTCCATCAACATTGTCATACCAAAATTGGCCATATTCTTTATCCCACTCTTTAATTAATTTTTCATAACCCTCATTTAAAGGAGACATTGCTGTATAATGTTCTTCATTTTTTGTGTTTTTACCACACCAATCACATTTATTCATAATATTTAATTTAATCTAATAATATTTTATATGCCTCAAGATTATGTTTTCTAAACCAATCTAAGCCATGCTTAAATCGTTTAATACCATCCTCAGGTATATTACCAGGCATCATTTCAAACACTAACTGACTACCAACTATAAAATCATACATCGATAGCTCCTCAGCTGTTAATTCAAATTCCTCACCTGAAAACGGATTTCTAACTACATCACCCTTATCATACACTGTTCCATCAAACCAATCTGGTAGTTTATTTATAGATCCCATACGCTGTGTTTTCTTTTACGTCTATGATATTCATACCATATACTTTTAATTAGTTTTATCATTTGTTAAATAAATATTTCATTACGGGTAAAGATTCTTCAAATGTGTTTCTAGTAATTGAAGAATTTATTTCATTTATATATTTTAAATTAACCCACCAATCTTCAAAAGGTGAACCATATTCTTTTGATATATTCCCAGCTATTAAAACATACCCCTTAGACTCTAAAAACTTTCTGGATTTTATTCTCCATTCAGGTTCTGCATAAGCATCATGTTCATAAGTTATAACTTTAAAATCAACTGTATCAAATGGTAATCTCTCTAAACATTCATAAGTACCTCCTGGTGGGTCTATATCAACTTGTAGATAATCTATTATAGTATTATTTAAAATATTTTTCCAATCACAAGTTATAGCATTAGTTAATAATAAAGGTTGATCTCTATCTTTATGCCACTTTTCGTCCCAATATTTTTTAAACCCACTTTTTGAAAAGCTCTGATTATCACAAGTTATAACTACACTATCATCCCAATCATCATATCCATAATCTATAGATAAACCATTCCACCCAAATTCCTTTTCTAGTAAATATGTATTATTTCCACTTACAGGACCAGCAGCTCCAATTTCTAAATATGTTCCCTCTTTTTTTCCATCTAAACATTGTAATACAAAAATATCTTGAAATACTTCTGAATAGTTTGTTTTAATTTTATTACTACCTTTAAAGGGAACTAATAAATCTTTTAAATCGTGTCTTAATAACATAATATATTTTAATTATTTAATAAATATTTTTTAATATGAGATAAATTACCAACATTATCAATTATTTTAAAGAGTTCTGTGTAGTCAAACTCTATTAAAGAAAATCTTTCTCTCCCTAAAAGATCTGATGATGATAATTTAGGGTTGAAATTAATTATTTGTTCTTTTGTATCATTACTTCTTAGTTTTTTTATAACTTCTGGGAATTCTAAATGCCAAGAATGTGAATTTAATTTATGTAATCTTTCTTTAGAATTACCCATCCATGATAAATGCCATCCTAATTTTATATCTTCAAACCAAAATATTTTATAAGGGAAAGAATCAATATGACCCCCAATTCCACATTCGGGTCTTACTTTTGATGGGTTATGTAATTTCCAAAATGATCCTTTTGCTATAAAGGGTACTCTACAGAAATCAGGATTAATACCATCTATAGATAAAACATAATTAACTTGATATTGCAAATTATAAGTATTATTAAGTAATAAAGTATCAGGATTAGCATTTACAAAATCAATATGTTTTTGAAGATATTGAGGATGATATAATTCATCAATATCTGCTATAATAAGTATATCATCTTCATTGCAATGTTCTGTTAAAAAACTTCTACATTTATTTTCAATAGCATTAGGATTATTTTCATTATCTATAGACTTTAAATCAACTTCAACTAATTTAATTTTAGGATCATCTTCAAACCCAAGATCTTTTAAATATTCTTTACATACCATAGGTTTTGGATCTCCTCTAAAGGTACGATTACCCTCAACTATAGTAAATCTATCAACATAATTATATAAAACTTTTAATCTTAATTCTAAAAGTTCTAATTCACCATTAAATAGAAAACTGTCTATAACCATTTTATTTATAACTATTACTCTCCTCTATTTACATAACTATACCACCAAACAGCAACTATTGATAACACAACAATAGATCCAAATACAAATAATAAAAACCAAGGACTATTATAATCGATTAAAAATGTTGGTGCCACCATAGCTACTAACCATGCTAAAAATATCCAACCAGTATTAGTTTCTAACTTTTTTTCAACTTTAACAGTTAATTCTTTATTAATTAATCTATTTAAAGCTGTCTGCATGTCTCTCCCATATACAGGTTGTTTATGAATAGTACCATCTTTTTCACCTATTGTAACTAAGTATTTATAATAACCTTTGTAAGTTTTACTTTCACCTAATAATTTACAAAATAAAGCTCTACGTTTATCGTACTTTTTACTAGCCATTTTGAGTATCTTTAATTATATTATCCATTCCTTCAATTGTAACCCCTTCAGGAAATACTGATTTAAATACTTCTCTACCTGCTTGTCTATATCTTTTTAGAATAAAATTTACTTTTTTTCTTCTAATAACATATTCTTCATATGTTTCATTTTCACCCCTAGCAGGATTCATATTTAAATTCGAAAATAAGGGTTTTGTGTTTGTATTAGTCATAAGTTTTTAATTTATTAATTCTCTATTATGTATATCACCTGGTTTTCTTTTCCAAATTTCACCTGTACTTGGGTTTCTTTCAAAAATCCATCCTTCATTAACTAAATAATTAGCTACTGTATCCATAGTTATATCATTATCTTTAACTTCTAAATTATTTTCTTTAATGTTTAATTTAATTATATCATCCATCTTAACATAAACATAACCTTCGATAATTTGTTTAGAACAATTATCCCAAATGCAATTTGTTATCTTTTTATCCATTTTATAATTTATTTTTTAGCTTTACTAATTCACTACATTTTTCATATTCTTCTCCTTCAGTATAATATTCAATCATCCCCTCTAAAATTTCTCTCTTTTTTTCATTTGACAATGATTTTTCAGATGGGTCAACTAATAGGGGTATATCAATATCTTGTTCAAATAATTCTTCTATTGTAATTTTTCCCATTAATATACTAAAAGTATTTTCATTAGCCAACCTAACTAATTCTTCGTTTGTGATTTCATTTTTTTCATAGTTGTTAAAAAAGTTATTAAAATTTTCCATAATTTGTTATTTTTTAGTTATAAATATTCTATCTTCTCTATCTATTTTTTTTATATAGGGATTAAGAACCCTCCTTTTATGTTTAGTTTTATCAAAGTAAGCTCCAAATATTCTTTCATACATTTCTGTTTCTATTTTATTGGTTGGGGGATTAATTAAAAATTTAAATAATTTACTTAAATCAGATCTTGTTATTAACAAAGTATTATGTTGGCATAAAATAAAATCTTCATTTACCATATCATCAAAATTTATATTTTGTTTAAACATTTTATGATTTAATAAATCTTGAGATGAAAAACCTCTTCCCATAAGTTTAAATCCTCCAGAATGGAATATAGTATAAGGAGAATTATCTTCTATCAAATCAATATCAAATGGTTTTTCAAAAATAATTGTATCTTGTAAGCAAAAGTAAAAATCATAATATGGAAAATTATCATGAGCATATTTATAAGCTCCCCATTCATAATTTTTGTTTTTGTTAAATATTATTTCTACATCAGGAAATTTACTTTTTATTATATCATAAGTTGTTAATATATTACTATCATTATCTACACATACTATTGCAATACGAAAATGATTAATATTTATAACTTTACTATATACACTTTGAATACTATCTAATAAAGATGAAGGAGGATTATAACAAGAATATACTACTAATACAGATCTATCCATTATCTAATATATTTAATTTATTTAAATCCCTAAAACATGATTCCCAATTGTTAAATCTAATATTTTTATCATCAATATAAGCAACTGCTCTTGGTTTTTCAGCTGTAACCTTAGAAATATATTTTGAAAAGTTATGTTTATCTAACCATTCCCAAACTAATTCCGTTCCTGTTTTACCATTTACTAATCCTCTATCTGATTTTGCTTTAGCTGTATAACATATTAATGTATATTTATCCGATAGTTTTTTAAGTGCTTCCTTAGTTCCTTCAATAGGTTCATCATATATAGTACCATCAAAAAATCCTTTACTATTTTTATGAATAACACCATCAAAATCAATACCTAAATTTATTTGTTCATCTGGGTAAGAATGTTTACGAATACCTTTTTGCCAATTTAATCCCTTTAAATCTTCAGGATTATTTTGACCTATTGGAGGACATTCATTACCAGAGCCATGGGTTAATTGATATTGTAATAATAAACTTAAACATTCAGCTGTATGGTAATAATCTACTCCTAATATCACTTGGGTTAATCCTTTTATTTTATTTGAAATGGGTTTAGCTGTTAGTAAGCAGGTTTCCATACCATTATCAGAAGCCCATTGTAATGCTTTTATTACATCTTTAGATGTACCTGAAGAAGAAATACCATATACTAATGATCTTTTCATTTGATCTTTAGTTCTAGTAGAGGTTCTCTGTTGTAACCATGCTACCATCCATTGTGTAAAATCTGTATCATTTATTAAAGAGGTTGCTACAACACAACTACCGGGACATATAGCATTTTTAGTACCATTTGATAATCTTGTCATATCAACTGCTGTGTGATCAGCAATACCCATATTACCTCCATGTCCTAATACATAAATATCATTACATTTATTATATTTATTTTGCAATTCTTCCCATTCAGAAGTATTTACTATTTTAGTAAACCTATGTCCTATATTTTCAATATTCATCTTTAATTTTTTAACTTATTATACAATGTTCAGCTATTAATTTAGCCATAGTAAAATCAAATTCAGTATCAATATCAGTACCTTCTATTTCATCTACCACATAAATCTGGGGGGATTCTCCTATTCTAGATTTTGTTTTATTAAATCCTTCTTTACTAATACCATATAAACTTGTTGTTTCTTTTATTATTGGTTTAGCATCTTGACTTCGTGGGAGTAATTTTGGATTATAATTTACAGGTTTTCCATTAAACCAATACCAAGTATAATCTTCAATAACTGTAAATACAGAATCCCCTAAAGAATTTGTTTTCATAATATTTACACAATCCTTTAAAGTATTAGATGTTAAAAATGGAGATGTAACAAAAACCTGAAAATAAACATCATAATTAGGTTTAATATCAACCCAATGTTCTAGTAGATCATTACCATTAGCACTATCTTTTAATAATTTTGGGTCTCTATCTATTATATTAATATTTTTTTCTATGCAATAATTTTTTACATCTTCTGAATCTGTATCTATAAATACATCATCAAAAACTTTTGAATTGATTACTGTATCTAAAGCATATCTATATAAAGGTATGCCCCTAAGTAAACGAAGGTTTTTATTAGGTACTCTACTACTATTATTTTTTATAGGTATAAAACAAGCTATTTTAGTCATCTTTATCTTTTATTATTTCTGCTTCTTGTATAGTTTGACAAAAAAAGAATTTATCATCACTTTGTAAAACATGATCATAATCCATATAATCTCTATATCCTGCTACCCAATCCATTCTTATTTGATTATTTTCTACAAACCTATGTTTAGACATTTCCCGCTTAACAATATAACCTTTATCACCAACATATTTTATATAATCTATTCCTATCATTTCCAAAAAACTTGAATTGATATTAATACTAAACATAACCCTAAACTAACCATTGTTTTTAAGGATATACCTTCATTAAAATAATGACTTACTCCAATAGCATATATTATCATACCTACACCAAACCCAATAAATCTAGCAGGCCATAGTAAATCACCAAATCCACTAACAGTATATTTAGTTCCCCAAATATAAGCAAATGATAATATTCCACCAAATAAAGCAACTGCCCATTCATATTTTTGAAATGATTTCCAAATAAATTGACCATTTAATTGGTAAAAAGTTAATATGTGGGCTATTAAAAACCAAAAACAACCTAAAAATAAATCGTAATATTTCATATTAAAATTTTCTCCATGTTAATCTTACAAAACCTAAATAAAGATTTAATTCAGCCCAATCTTCTTCAGCTACATCATTCTTACTATAATAAGATAATCCCATTAAAAAACTATCTCCTTGTGTTACTACTTGAAAGTCATCGTACATATTATTCTATTTCTATTAAATTAATATTATTAAATTCTGGTTCTTCAGTTTCTCTTAATTCTTCATCTGTTGGTTCATAATCATCTAATTCATCAAACTCATCATCCCATTTAGCTTCTTCTAACTCTACTTTTCTATCAATTTCATCCTGAGTTGCTTTATCAATTTTCCAAGCTATTGGAGCTAATAAACCTGCATTTTCAACTACAGACCATAATCTTTCTTTCCATAAATTCATTTTAACACCATCAATTACACAATAATAACCTTTATGTGTTGTAATTTCACCTAATCTATCTAAAAACGATCTAGTTAAAATATCTAATTTACCTCCAATTTCGAAATTTTTACCATAATCTTCACAACCATTAGTGTTTGCTTCGAACATTTCTTTTATTTCAACCCACTCATTTGTAAGTACTAATCTTTTTGCTTTAACCATAACCTTTATTTTTTTTTATTTATTAATTACTTTGCCACATCATTTTTACTTCTGACCAATTTCCTCCAGATAATTTGTCAGCGATTGTCTTTCCTTCCCATCTATTATCTCTTTGAGAAATATCTCTTAAATTCTCAATTCTATCATTAGTACAATCATTATTAATATGATCAACTACTCCATTGGCATCATTACCATTTAACATTTTCCAAATTAATCTACTTCTATAATATAAATTATAATTAATTTTTACTTGACTTCTACCACCTAATCCAGTGTTACCTGCTTCAACTCCTTCAAAATCTGTCCCTCTAGATACTCTATCTCTGTAATTTTTATGATATAATTTACCGTCTTCATAAGTAAACCTTTCATTTAATTGTTCTTGAGTATATGGGATTTTATTTGCATATACATTTCTATAACTTGATTTAAATTTTTCCATTTTTTTTATTTTATTATTTATTAATTCTGATAAATTCACCTTCATATGATACCATTCTCCCTAACATAGGATGAACAATACTACTTCCATCGTTAACATTTTCTCTTTGTTTCTTTTTTAATGAATTTAATTTTATTAAATCAATAAATAATGTTTCATTAATTACTTTACTATTTTTTGTATTTACTCTAATTTTTGACATAACCTTTATTTTTTAATTATTATTCGCTTTCATATTGCATTGCTAAATCTAAATCTGCACTACATTCTATTACTATAGAATCATCTGCTTCTTTATCTACTCTTTCAGATATTTGTCTATCTATTTCTTTTAATCTAGCAATTTCATCTTGTAATTCTTTTAATCTTTTTTCACTCATAACTTTTATTTAATTTTAATTTATACTTGGCTTTACGCCCTTATTTACTCCGTAAATATACGAAAGGGATCTCAGGTATCCAACCCCTTTCGCAATTACCTTATGATTGTTTGTTAAAATGATTTAATAAATCCATACCTTTTAATGCATCAACAGTAGCATCAAATTTTTTAAACATATATTCTTCATCTTGTCTAAATCCTAATTTAAACTCAACCCAACTACCACTTTCAAATGAAACTAAAACTGTTGAGAATGAACGATTACCAGCATATCCAGATCCTGTTTGCACAGTAGCGTTTGGGTATAATTTTGAATACTTATCAAGAGTATATTCTAACATATTATTTTTCTTAACATAATTATCATATCTCCATTGTTGATCTTCGTTATGTTCATTTAATTTAACTAATAATGTAGATGGTTTATAAGCTCTATATTGTGGAGTTATTCTAGAACACTCTAATTTATCACCTGCTTTACTAACAGATGAGTTATCAGCTGTTAACTTACCAGCATAAAATCTTTTATGTTTTAAATAAACACCACCACTTATAGTATTAAATGTTACTTCAGTTTTAAAATGATTATCACCATACCCAAATAATCTTTCAGATGTTTCTTTATCAACTGCATAAGTACATGAAAAATTTTCACCTTGTTTAAATCCAGCTTCTTTAAGCATTTCTACCGTTTTCTTCATGCTTTCTATTCTATCTGTTACATAGTGTTGTTGTCTTTCTACAAATCTATTAACTTCATTTTGTTGTTCATCATTTAATACTTGGAATAATTCTAATTGCTCTAACATAACCTTTATTTTTTTAATTTATACTTGGCTTTACGCCCTTATTTATGTGGTAAATATACGAAAGATATTTCAGGGAACCAAATATCTTCGCATAAATCTTTATCTTGTTTTTGTAACTCCGTGTACTTCTTGAATTAAATATTCTAATTCACGTTTAGCTTCACGTACATCTTCATCAAGTAATTCTTGTATTGCTCGTAATTTTCTATATAGTTCTTCGTTGTTCATATCTTTATTTATACGTAAATATACGAAAGATATTTGGCTTCTCCAAATATTTTTGCATAAATTATTAAATTATTTATTACTTTATATTATTAAGCAAGATATTCTGATATATGTTTACTTGAGGTTGTATATCTTTCTTTTTCTAATTGTAATTGTAAAGCATATAATTGACATAAGGTTTTTAAACCACCAGGTGAATTTTTTTCTATACTAGAAGCTAATTCTCCATCCATTTCATGGAATATATATCTTAAATGATCTATAGAATTCATCATATATCTAATCTATTTTCAACTTTTTTCCAATAACCTACAGTCATTTTATTCTGCATTCCTTTAGGTCCACCATTCCAACATCTAGCTATTTCTTCAGATGTATTTAAATTATAATGTTTACAATAAATATCAAACATTTGTATTGATTTATGTCTCATCCATCTATCATCGTAAGAATATCTTATTAATGATTTTTGTTTACGTAATATCCTATTAACATCATTAACCATACATTTTCTAATCTGTAAACACCCAACAGCATCTTCATTAGCATTATAAGCTGAGTCATCATAACTTGATTCAACAAACATAAGTGCTGACAATAAATGAGAGGTATTATGATTATAATCAAACATTTCTTGTTCCCACATTAGTGTGTCTATTTCATGTTTTAAACTGTCAATTAACGTATTATTAATATCTAACTCATGTTGTAGTTGATCTACTTTATTAGATGCCTTATTTATTACAAAAATTAAAGTTAATAGTAATAATGTAATAGTAATAGCAATAAAATATATCTGATCATTATTTGATTTTGTCATTACCATAATTAAAAATTTTTTAAAAAGTCTCCTTTAATTTGTTTAGATTTTAATTTTTCTGATTTTTCATCATTTTTTAACATTTTAGTAGCTAATTTTTCAAGATGTTTTTCTTTTTGTTTATCATAATCATTAATAATTTTATTATGATTTTTATGCTTTAAACCCTTATACTTTTTCATTATATTCTTGATATATAATTATCTTCATCTTTATTGTTCCCTAAACCTAATTTTTCTAACTGTTCAAGTTGATAATCATCTAATTCCCACTCAACTGTGCTTTGGTTTACAGGTTTATGATCCTCAATACCTTTAATTTGTTTATCTGTAAATATATCTCCTACGGTTAAAAAATAATGATTATAACATAGTAATTCTATATTTTCTTTTCTATAATTTTTTTTATTATTATCTTTAAAATTTAATAATAACGGCATTTTATAATCAGATACTCTACGTTCCTTAAATTTACAAGCAGCACATTCTTCTAATAAATGACCTTCGGTTATTAATCTATATTTTATTTTATCAGGAGAAAATGATGAAGCATCAACTCTACCTTCAATTATATCTATTAATGCTGGTTCTTTTCCTTTGCCCCTTAAAAATTTAGGAATGCCTTTACCACATTGGTTTTTATGTTGTTCAAATAAATTATCATGAGTATCACTCTCATATAATTTAGCCCATTTTTTATAATGTATATAACTTACATTAAGATATCTACAAGCTGCTCTATTACTTTTAGTTTGAGACATAGCAGCTAAAATCATTTCTTTAGTTAAGGGTTTAGCTTTCGGCATCTCCGAATTTTACTTTTTTATTTAATTCTTCTTGTTTTTTTAAAGAATTAAATTGTTCAGATGTCATAACCTGGATGGTATTGGCTGTATGGTCTCCACTACCTACTGTTATAGAAACACCAACCTTAGGTTTTTCAGTTGAACAATCAACACAAAAATCATACCCAAATTTTGTTAATCTTAACTCAGGCATAGCATTCCTACATCTAACACAATTTATCATTTTCATATCTGTAATGTTTATGAAATAAATATACGAAAAGTATTCAAGATATCCAAATTATTTATCGGAATATCTAAACTTTATATACGAAAATAAATCTTTAGGGGTTTTTAACTTAAAAACTTTTTCAGATCCCTCTTCAACTAATGGGATAATTTTCCCATCAGGACCTATTCTTTCATATAAATAAAACATTATAAGACTAGTAGTATCTAACCCAAATTGTAATTTTAACATATTTTCTATTACTATCCAAAGAGGATTAACTAAAGGATTAATATCTAATCCTAAATCAGTAATTTTATCTTCTAAATTTTTAGCTTTTTCTAATTGTTCTACAAATAGAATAAATAACTTTTCTTCATTTTCTTTAATATTATCTTTTATAATAATATCACTACCTAACATCTGTTTGAATAAACCCCTGATGTCACTTTCACCTTCAAATAATTCTCCCATTATTATTTAGACTCGTAATGCTTTATAATTTCATCTGAGTTTTTACAACATTTGTCTACCTTAGTAGTAGCACAACTACTAAATAAAGTCAATCCTATTAATAGTATTACCATTCCTATAATAGTAAATCCTATTGCTTGCATACTACTTTCATAACTTTTTTTACTTTTACCTTGAAATTCCATATTTTATAATTTTGTTACAATAAATATTTTTTTAAATTCTACTAAAGACATATCTTTTAATTTAGCAAAATAATTATAAGCTGAAGTTAAATTATCTGCTGATTTTTTTGCTATTAATTCTTTACCTGATATGAGGAACATTCCATATTGTTGCATATAATTATTTGTTAATTATTACTTTTATGTTATCAATAATATACAAACCATTTTTTAATTCTCCAACCTTAGATTTATATTCTCTACCTAATATATCATAAATTTTATTATTAGTGTTATTTGATTCTATTTCGTTTATACTTGTTATAACAAAACATGGTGTATTTATATTAGCTGTGTCGGATTCACAATCTAATTGCGTAGCATACGTTCCCATACCCATACCTACGTCAGCACATCCAAATGGTGTACATTCCCATGAATTACTACTTCCAGCACCTGTTTCAAAATAAACATTAATTTCAGAAAAATTTTGTAAATTAACAGGATCACCTTCAAATATAACATTATTATTTTGATCAGTTACTAACACTGAACCTACTCCGTTTGCACAGCACATTCCATCACCATATGAATCATATAATTTTAATTCAAAACAACTAGGAAATATAGCTACATATGCTGTTTCATTATACTGAGTGTTATTTGAATATGGTCCTCCAGAACCATATACTTGTCCAAATTCATCAATAATTTCCCATGTAGTTTCACTTCCATAACCATCAGTTAAAATAGAAACATCAATTATTCCAGCAGTAATTCCTGTTATTACGTCACCAGATAAGTTAAAATGTTTAAATGTTGATGTGTTATAATTATTAGTTGTGTTTTGATCTACTTGTCCATTAGGATTAGTAGCTAACCAAGTAACTGTATTATTAGCTTGAGGTATAAAAGTAACATTAGTAATTGTTACTGTTTCTTGAGCACCAGAAGTTAAATTACCAACCCAATTGTACACAGCAGGAGTTCCACCATTAATATCATAAGTTAAATCTAATGAAGTTAAAGGTTGATTACCATAATTTCTAAATGTAATTGAAATGTCTGTTTCACTAGTACATATAACATCTTCAGCTGTTGAATTAGTTACATTAGCATCATATGCATTTGGGAATATAGGGATTACACTAGCTTGAAAACCAGTAATAATTTCACCTGGTCCTTCAGCTATATAAGCTACAACATCTAAATTTGTAGGATCTAAATCAGGAAAATATCCATTAGTTGATTGACCACTAGCTAAATTTGTAGGCATTTGCCATGTATGTGTATTTGGTACAAAAGTACCTGCAGTTGTAACATTAAATTCTAGACCTTTAGCACCATCCATTAAATGTCTAAACATATGTTGGTGATTGTAAGTTGGATTCCAAGGTCCTGTAATTATTGCATTTGGGTTATATGATAAAGCACCTGTTTGAGGACCTGCTACATTATTTTGTACTACTGCTACGTGTAACACATTTATATTAGTAGTAGTTGAAGTATAATAAGTTTCAGTATTTACTGTTAAAATACCAGTTACCATATCATAACTTGCTTGTGCAGCTACATTTACATAAGATGGTTGTGACATAATATTACTTGCAGCTGTAGCCCAATCACTTCTACTCATTGCTGTTCCTCCAGGATTTTGTGGTGTAATTCCTGAAAGTATTGCTCTATTAACTGAGCCAGCTGGGTAACCAGCTATATTAGCATTTGTAGCTATAGCACCCCCATATAAACAGTTAAAATCAGGATCATTAGGTCCATTTGGGTTAGAATAACCACCAGTGTGTATATTAATTAAGAATACATCATTTGGGTTAGTATTATGTAAATTTTGTGCTATTAAATGTCCATCAGGGCAAAATTGACAATAAATACCTGTAAATTCTTCAAGTATTACATTTTTATTTTCTGGTAGTGTACTTACAAAAGTTTGTGCTTGGGTTTTTAGTGAACAAAAGGTTAGTACTGCTATCCAAAATACAGTTACTATAAAGTAACCTTTTGATTTATTTATATTTTTCATTATTTTATTTTATTTATTAGTTGTTTTATTTCAGCACATTTTTCATATTCTTCATATTCTTCAAAATAATTACTTATCTTTTTTAATGCTGATGGGTAGTACAAATATGATAGTTTTATTATTACAGATAAATTTACTATATTAAATAGTTCTACTGTTGTTTTATCATTTTTAATTGCTTCCTTAATTGCTTTAAAAGAATTTCTCATTATAATGTTACGAAATGCTTCTTTATTTGATAATTCTTTTAATTCTCTTTTATTACTATAACTTATTTCAATACTTGTAATTTTTTTCTTTTTAATTTCTTTCTCCATAGTAATAAGTTTTAGTGGTAATGGTTATAAATATTACACATTAATTAACTCATTAACATAATCTTTAATTTTATTTATTGATATTTTTAAATTACCTAATTCAAATTCTCCTATTTCACCACTATCTTTAATAATATCATTTAATTGTGTTAATATTTGAAAATCTTGTTGAGTAAAATTATTACCATCAACTGTAATAATAATATCTTTTCCACCATTAGACCAAGGTTCTAATGCTTCTTCAATCTGGGGATTGGAATTTATAATATTAAAACTTCTTTTATAAACAGGAGATATTATTGGTTTCATAAATTGGTCATGTTGTACTGTTGTACCCCATTTTTTTATGAATTTTTTCATATTAGTAGTAGTAGTATTTATCCATTCTTGAGAGTTTTGACCTGGGCCTCCTCCAGCATGTTTATTAAATCTACTTCCTCTACTTGTAAAATGATAAACTAAACCTTCCCATGTTTGTAATATTTTATAACCCTTTAAAATAAAACGATTAAATATATCACTATCTTCTTTACTTTGTGGGGCAAATAATTCATCATGTCCCCCTATAGCTAAAAAATCTTCTCTATACATACACCAAGGTGCAAATATACCTTCAGTAACTAATGTACCATGTTTAGGTTTATATTCGTTATTAACCCAATTATTAAATTTATCTATATCAAAATCTTCAACTTCAACTCCAAAATCAACTAACATTTTTTCAGGTCCATCTGGATGTAATGGAGGTTCTACACGTGTTGCACTTACAACAGTACCTCTTTTAAGATGTTTTAAAATATGTTTATCTAAGTCAGGTGCTGCTACCATATCTGAATGAAAAGCCATTATAATTTCTGTTCTTGCCATTTCAATTCCTTTATCAAACATACCTACTATACCAATACGATCTGGTCCTGGGTTATGGTGGACTATTAAATCTTTATCGCCTAAATTGTTAATCCATTCTTGTGTTCCATCAGTACTAGCATCATTTAATACTAATATTTCATGTTGTGTTTCTAAATTTCTAATTGATTTATATGCTAATTGTAAGAACTCTAAATTGTTTCTACTTGGTATTACAAATGTAATTTTTTTATCCATTTTTTAAATTTTTTAAATAATCTTCTAAATTTATTTTTGGCTCCCAGTTTAATATTTCATAGGCTCTATTATCTGTGTTTAGAGTATGTCTTGCTTCTCCAGGTTTTGCATCTTTATATATAGGATTTATATCCATCATCTTTGCAACTTCATTTACCGAATGATTTTTACCTCTTCCAAGTTCGAATTCCAACCCATATTTTTTCTTTTCCATAATTAAAATTAAAGCATCTATAATATCATCTACATGGGTAAAATCTCTTCGTTGTTCTCCATCACCATAAATTTCACATTGTATTGAATTTTTAATGTTATTTAACCACCTACCAATTAAAGTAGTGTAACCACCTTCTGTTAATTGATATGGACCATAAACATTATAAAAACGAGTTATTGAAGCTTTTAAACCATAATGTATTTTATATAATTCAATTATATCTTCTCCTAAATCTTTACTAAAAGTATATGGGTTTTTGTATCTCCCACTATGTTTTGAAGACGAACCTGCATATATTAAAGGTATGTTTTTTTCTGTACAGTATTTTACTATTTCGTATGTACCTTGAAAATTAGTATTTATATATTGTTGAGGATTTTGAAATGACGGTTGTATTCTAGCTATTGCTGCTAAATGAAATATTAAATCTGGTTTATAAGAAAGTACAGGATCAATAAAACTATTAGTATTAAAATTTATTATATCAAAGTTTCTGTATTTACATCCTTCTTGATGGTTAGATTTTAAACCAGTATTATAATTATCTATTGATACTACTTCGTGTTTATCTTTTAATAACCTTTTAACAAGGTTAGTTCCTACAAATCCAGCTCCTCCCGTTACTAATATCTTCATATTTTGAATTTTGATTCGTGATAATGTTTTTGATACTGTTCTTTTGCTGTTTGAGAACATTTATCATACCATTGTTTGTCTTCTTTAAGTTGTGTAAGTTTTTCTTTTGCTGTAGATAAATCTCCTAATTTAACTGTTAAATAGGGATGACATACTTCCTGTGTGTCTAATCCTTCATATCCAATACAAGGAATACCTAAATAAGCACAGTTTAAAGCAAATGTACCTGCAGCATGTGTACGCATTAAATGAACACCATATTTAAAACTATTAAGTGTTTTAATCCATTCTACCCAATTCATATAAGGTAAATGATTTATATTTTCCATTTGTTCTTCACCTTCAATTTTTCTCCCCATACTAGGAATATAAATAGGGCAATCTGCTTCTTGTGCTACAATATATGAATCAAATCCTCCATACCAACTACAAAAATTACCTCCTATAATAATATCTTTTCTCTCTATTTGGGGTAAAACATTAATTGAATCTTCAATCATTAAACTAGATAAAATTTTACATTCTTTACCTGTTAAACCTTCATAATATTTTTGATCGGATTTATTATGAACAAACATAAAATCTGCTTCCTGTATAGTATTAAAATACCAAATTTGTTGGGGAAGAGAATAATCTTGCCAATACCAATTAGGGCCTTCTTGCATTACAGCTATTTTACTACAATATTGTTTTAATCTATTTAAATCAAATTGTGGATTATTTTTAGGTATAATAATAATTCCTAAATCATATTGTTGGTTAGGTAATGAATTTATATTCCAATGATCAGCTTTTAAGGAGCAAATCCAAGCTAAATCTGTACGCATATTAGGATTATCTCTAGAAATTTTACCCTGATATCCTCCTTCAGTAAAAAATGCTATTCTCATAGTGTTTTTTTAAAATACTCTAACCAATGGTCGGTCATTTCTTCCATCATTGATTCAAATGTATAAGTTGGTTTCCAACCTAATTCTGTTCTAATTTTAGTAGAATCACCTTTTAAATATGGTAATTCTTCAGGTCTCATAAACTTTGGATTTTGCTCAATATAGTCTTTATAATCTAAACCTAAATGGCTAAATACTACATCACACATTTCTCTTACTGAATGGGTTTCCATAGTAGATACTACCCAATCACCGGGTTTATCATGTTGCATCATTAAATGCATTGCTCTTACATAATCATACGAATGGCCCCAATCTCTGTAAGAATCTACATTACCCAATTCTAATTTATCTTGTAATCCAAGCTTAATTCTAGCAGCTGCTTTAGCAACTTTATTAGTTACAAAATTAGATCCTCTTCTAGGAGATTCATGATTAAATAATATACCATTTGTAGCATGTAACCCATAAGCACGTCTATAATTTCTTACAATATTATAACCAAATACTTTAGAACACCCATAAGGAGATACTGGATTCATTACTGTAGTTTCTCTCTGGAAATTATCATCATCAACTGATAAACCAAACATTTCAGAACTACTTGCTTGATAAAATTTAGCTTTAGGACATGAACGTCTATATGCCTCTAACATATTGAGAACTCCTAATGCATTTGTTTGAACTGTAAATTGGGGTATATCAAAACTAATTCTTACGTGAGATTGTGCTGCTATATTATAAATTTCATCAGGTTGTATATCATCTAATAATCTTTCTAATCCTCCTTGATCTAATAAATCTCCATAATATGTTGAAACTTTATCTTCTATGTTAGCCAGTCTAAGATCTTGATTTTCTGGTGTTGAATTTCTTCTAACAATACCATGAACTTCATATCCTAATTCAACTAAATATTCTGCTAAATAACTTCCATCTTGTCCTCCTATTCCTGTAATAAATGCTTTTTTCATGTTTTATTTTGTTTGTAAGTAAGGATCTACTCCTTCTATATTATTAAATATTTTCATTTGAGATACATCTGGCCAATCATTTATTGTCCATTGTATTGGTTTAGTTTTAATTGCATCTGGTAGTTTTTTTAAACCTAATTCAGCAGTTTCTGGAGTCATATAATAGTGGTAACCCATAGTATCTATATTTTGTTCTCTCCAAGGTATGTCGGGATGTCTACCATCATATGACATTTTTTTTAATTTAATTGCTGTTTGTTTATTATCTGTTAATATAATACCCCCTCTACCTAAAGCCAAATGTTTTCTGAATTGAAAACTTACACACATAAAGGTACCAGGGATATAACTATTTTTTTCCCATAATACAGCTGCATCAATTATATTATCAGTTAAATAATAATAATCTTTCCAATTTTCATCTTTAAATTCTAAAAACATATTTAACTTTGCTGCTAAAAATGGTATTGATATATAAGTTCTTTTAGGGACTTTAATTGAGCTTACATGTTCATGTCTTAAACATAATTCAATACCATGTGTGCAACAATCAACTGCAACAGCGTAAGGGGCACCAAAAAACTTTGCTATTTTATTTTCAAATGTTTTTATACTTTCAAAACTCATTTTTTAACTTCTATATTTAGACTAATTAAAGTACCATTTTCTTTATCCATATGTGGGATGTAAGCTTGAGAATGGTCATCAAAAATACCATGCTCAGTTTCTTGCCAAAGATAATAATCCATGTTACGAAATCCAACCTCATTTAATAATTCTTTTAAACTATCAAAATCATAAGTAGTTTTATGAAATATAAAATCTTTTCCCATTTTCATTTTTCCATAAAGGGGTCCTAAAAAATTATTTAAAGGTATATTTTTTTCTATGTATAGTTTTGCCATAGCTTCAAAATCGGGTACAGCTAATCTTAACGTACCCCCAGATTTTAACTTTGATTTCCATTTATTTAAAACCTCAATAATTTCTACCCTATCAAAATATTCAATAACATGACTTGCATATATTAAGTCAACGGAATTATCTTTAAAAGGTAGATTAACAATATCACGAGAATCTAAATGATCATAATCTCCACCATCTATGTGGATCCAATCTTTACCAAAATCTCTCCAACCACATCCTAAATTTATTTTTACCATAATTAATTATTATTTAAAAATTCTTTGTCTAGTTTTTGACCTTCATAAGGTCCAGTTTTATACTCATATACTATAGTGTCATCTTCTAAAATTTCATAAGTATGACCACCATATAAAGTAAAACTTGCATCACCAGCTTCTAAAATAGGTTCTGCAATTATTGTATCATCTAAATCATAAAATTTACACTTTACTTTTCCTTTAATTACTACCCAAGATTCTTGAGCAATTTGTTCAGGATAATGTCTATCTTTAGTTATATGTTTATGTGGTGGAAATGTTTTTCCTTTTTCCATTTTTAAAGTAGCACATTGAATAAAATTTTCTTCAGAAACTATATCTTTTCTTCCTTCAATATCTGACAGTCTATTTATTATATGTAATAATTTATTTTCTTGTACCTTTGAGTATATTTTTTTCATTTTTAGTATAGTGTTGGTGAATAGTATTAAAATTCATAATTAAAATATTTAATATCATCTTTATGCATGTTTCTTACCCTTTCTCTTGCTTCATCAGTATAATAAGTAGAATAATGGTCATGTTTGGATTGGTTTTTTTTCATATGAGTATACTTTACATATAAACCAATTTCCCTTAATTTTTCCTCTGATAGTTCTTCGATTTTTATAAAATGGTCTACATATTTTTTACCGTCATACCCCCATTCTAACATTTGTTGGTATTTTAAAATTTTATTATCTCCCTTATCAAATGATAGAGTATCTCTATTATCATATATAAATCTTATAAAATCATTAAAGGTATTACCTTTTTTTTCAATATTTTCAAATTCTGGTATGAAATCAGGGTCTCTTCCTCCTCTCTGTTGTAGATAAAAATACCAAGATACATACCAACTCCAAGGATTTCTTACTGTAGTAAATGATATATATTTTTCATAATCATCCATTAAATTTTTTATATCTTTTAATGTTATATGTCCTACTATTTTTCCCATTGCTACTTTTCCTAAACCAAATATATGTTCTATAGTTGTTCCCCCTGTTTTAGGAATATGAACATAAACATATTTTTTATTATTATTAAATATTTTATAAGCCATAATTATTTTTTCTTCCAGTATTCCCATACAAAAGGATAATAAAACACAGGTTCATGTGTTTCTTTTAATTTATTAATAATTTTTTCTCTTCTTTTAATAGGGGTATGAGATAAATAATGGAATTGAATTAAAAACCCATCAATTTTATCTTGAAATTCTGAGTCGATAATTTCTTCCAGTAATTCATATTCAGCTCCTTCAATATTTAATTTTATTAAGTCTATATTTTTTAATTTTTGGGAATTTATATATTCTCTAAATTTAACTTTTTTACATTTTATTGTATTATCACCCTTTATAAACTGAGATGAAGAATTATCATCTACAACAATTTCAAAATCTTCAGTAGAATCACCTAATGCAAAACCATTAACTATAATTTTAGGGTTTGTTGTATTTTTATATTTTTCAACAAAAGAAGTTACAGGTTCAAAAGCATGTATATTACATTTATATTTATCATATATTTTAGTAAAATATTCTCCTTCAAAAGCTCCAACATCAAAAACAATAGAATCTTCATTTAAATCAAAAGTATATAAATGAGAATGATCTCCACCTTTAGTAAAAAATTGGTTTAACCAATAATCTTGTATATAACCATCAACTGTTGTTTTTGGGTCTGAGCTACTAAGATTAACTATTTCTGTGGAATTATTTTCTATTTTTTTCTTGATTTTATTAAATGAAAACTGTACAGAATCTCTATATTTTTTAGCAATTTTATAATTTTCTTTTACTGCATTTATTTTTTTATTATATTTTTCTATACTTAGATTTTTAATTATATTTTTAACTTCTTCTTCAGTATCAAATAAAATAAATCCATCCATGTTAAAATATTCTGATATCTTTTTACAACCATGATATATAGGAATAGTTCCAGTTAAAAGACAGTCTAATAGTTTTTCTGAAAAATAATTATCTTGTACATGGTTTTCTATCACTAAAGAAAATGCATAATCTTTTAAAGCAATTACTTTACCATCATAATCCCCTGCTTCATGGTTTTCTGGGAGTGGATTGTGTCCTCTACCAAATAGTTCAATATTATTGTGTGGGTTATTTTGATAATAATTAAGTAAACTAATTCTCATTTTTTGATCTACTGTATAAGTTTTATTAGAAGTTATGTAGGAGCAAATTTTAGATTTTGATAAAACTTTTTGAACTTCTTTAGGCCATACCCATGTTCCCCCATAAGGAGTTATTATAACTTTTTCTTTAAATTTACTAATTAATTGATCATCATATGTTACAATATAATCAAATAAATTATGGTTATCTTCAACAAATTTATATCTTACAGGATCCATTATTCTACATTCTGTTAGTAGGGCTACTTTAGTTTTTGGATTTGTTATTTCTTTTGCCTTATATATTCCATCTTTTATAAAATAAGTTAAATCTGTAGAGTTTTGATTATAAGTTATTTTAAATTCCTTATTATTAATTTCTTCTCTACACCAAGGTTTCTCTGTGTACCAATCATCATAACCAACAATGTTAATAGTATCTTTTCTTAATTTATCTATTAATCTTTCTCCTAATTCCTCAGCAAATTGAGTTTTTGATACCATAGTAATATACTCAACTTCCCCACAACCCCTATTTGGTCCTCCTTCCCACCAAAATCCAGGGTAAACTTCAAAACTATGAGGAATTTTAGGATTATTATGGTAATGAGAAAAATTTCCTTTAGTAATTTCTACCCAATGTGTAGAAGACATAAAATTATCTAATAAAGATAATAATAATTTTTTAGTAAAAATACTAGATACAGTCACAGGATATGCTCCATTTACTAAACTATCATTTGAACTTTCTCTACAATACTTAGCATAATATGTTCCCCAATTAAAAATTAAATGATTACCTCTATCAATTGCAAACTCATTATTTAGTAAATGTTCAGCTCTTTTAATCCACTTAAGATCTTGAGTTATTAAACATTCTACACTATTCTCAACCATAGATTTAAAAGAATTATCAAATTCTTTAATATCAAAAATATGTGAATCTTCTTCCCAAATATAATAATAATCTGAAGGGTTTTGATTTATCAATGTTTTTATCTCTTGGGCCCAATATTCGTCTACATTATCTTTCCAAATAATATTTTTATATTTATCTAATTCTTTTTTAAAATTATCAGATAACTCATCTACGAAAGATATAATTAATTTATTTAAATATTGAGATTTTTGTACATTAATAAGTGAAGTTGCAAACATACTAAAATCACCAGGAGTATCAGATGGTTTTATATATGTAACTATATTAAATTTCATATTTATCAAATTTTGGAAGAGTTCTTATATGCGCTTCAGTTGATTTTTGTTTTTCTAAATTTCCTGCTGCTTGGTTTGGGTTAGATCTATTTAAAACTAATAAAATATCATCTATTAATTTAATTTTTTCAGAAGAACTACACATTTCAGCTAATGAAAATAAATAAGCACAATCTGTAGCTTCAGTATAGAATTTATTAGACCTAGAATCTATTAAATCTGATTCTTTAAAATTATAAAATAAAAACGCTCTATGTGTTCTTAAATGAGAATAAACATGCATCCAATTTCTGTATGCTCTATTTTGGTGAATTTCATTTGGTATCTCTATACAATGGTGTGATCCATCTTGCCCTGTGGGAAACATTTGATAAGTCCCATATGTCATCCAACAGTTAGTACTGTTATAAAATTGGTCTAAATATTGTAAAACAAATACTGAAGAAAACCAATCATCTCCATCTAACCATACCACTATTTCATTTGGGTCTGGTTTTGATTTATGAAAAGCGTTATAATAATTTTTTAAAGAACTACCTGTTCTTTTTGAATTTCTAATATATTCAAATCTATCATCTCCTTTAATAGTTGATTCTATAATATTTTGAGTGTTATCAGTAGACCCATCATCTATAATAATACATCTAAAATTTTTATAAGATTGATGTATAGTAGTTAGTAGATTTAATTTTACCCACTTTTCTACATTATAACACGGCATTATAATTAAAAACTTATTAGATTGTGTCATAAAACGCATTTTGCCTTTCTTGTCTACCAATATTTTTTGGGTGATATAAAGCATATTTTTCTTCAGCTGGTAAGTTAGCAAATTTAGTATAGCCCCTTAATTGTTCATGAACTGGCTTTACCCAATAAATATCTTCATTATTTTGATATATTCTCATTTGCCAATCTGGAAAATTTACCCATCCTTGATCATCTACTCTCCACCCCCATTTAGCAATATGTGCATCTGTTATACCAGCAACTGTATTCACTCTTGGTACCCAAAATGCTTCTGTATCTTCATTTGCTTCTAATATAAAGGGTAATGCCTCTATTAAATATTCATTTGGTATTTCATCAGCATCAATTTGAAATATCCAATCGCCAGTACAGCTTCTATTAAGATTATTTTTATATGATGCAAAGTTCTTATTAAGACTAAATTGAAGTAAACTATATTCATTGGCTTTTTTACCTTCAAATCTTTCACATACATTAATTACTTCTTGAGTAACATTATCCTTATCCATTTGAACCACAACTTGATCCTCTGGTCTTTTATGTTCGAATAAAAACGTTAATAATTTATCTATTTCTTTATGTTCATTACATACTGTTATTGCGTAACTTATTTTCATTTTTTTATTTATTCAGGTAATATTCCAATATACGAAAGAGCATCTATATACCCACGTTCTCTATCAAAAGATTTTAAATTTTCCATATCCATTCTATGTTTATAATATTCACCTGGTTTGCCAGGGATTGGGAATTTTAACTTTTCTTCTTCTTTAACTTCAATAGCTTTTGTAGCTGTCCATGTCCAATTGTCAATAGTTCCACCATTTACAAATACCATTCCTAACTCTGGTTCATTTATGGTATTAGGTATCCATACTAGTCCTGTTTTTGGATCTGTCCAAGCCAAATCTTTATATAATTCAGGGAGGGATGCAAATTGTTCTTCATAAAATTCTGATCCCGGGGTCATTAAAGTATTAGTCCAAAAACCACACGATAAACTAAAATAATTAGTTATATCTTCATTAATCTCCATTTTATAACATAAATCTCCCCCACTTTTAGGGCAATCTATAATTTCATCATACTGCATATTTTATACTTTTTTTAATTTAGGTAATTTTAATTTTGGTGATAAGTTTTTATTATTTCCTACCTTTTTTAGTTTAGGTAATGATAACTTTACTTGTTCGGGAATATTAATATTGTCTTCTAATATTGATGATATTTTAGCTTTCATATTTTCAAAAGCAAAATAAGTTCTACTATAGTATCCTTGCCTTTTTGATTGTTCTAACCAAAATTTATAGTTATTATATATCTCCTTATATGATTTATTTATTTCCATTATATTAGGTTGAAACCATTGAGATTCAGCAAGTAATATATCTTTTTGTTGAGCTGATGGGTGGAGATTAGTTAATGTTCCTTGAAGTAATAAAGTAAAATCGTTTTTGAGAAAATCTAATTGGCCAGACCATCCAGAACAAATTATTGGTTTATTTACTAAAGAAAATTCTAATAAAGGTCTACCAAATCCTTCTCCTCTAGTATGAGAAACCATAGCTTTTACTTTAGGATGGTTATATAATTCATTCATTTCTTGGTTAGTAAAATTACCATGTAAAAGATAAATAGTAGGTAAATTTTTACCACAACTACTACGTATTATATCAATTCTTCTCATTATTTCTCTTCTATCTATATAAGAAGAATTTACTGAAGATGTTTTTAAAATTAATGCTGGTTTTTTCCTTTTATTTTTAAATGTATCATAAAAAGATTTAACAGTAACACCCATATTTTTTCTATCTTCACCTAAACTACCTTGCATCCAATGCCCTACAGCTAAAAAAGCAAAATCTTCAGGAATAGAATTAATATCCTTTAATAAATTTAATTCTTTAAATTCAGAACTTTTAATAGGTTTATAAGTATCTAAATCAGCCCCCTCTAATAATACTTCTATGGGTTTTTCAATTTTAATTTCTCCTATTTTCTGGTTTGTCTTTTGATCTAACTTATCAAATTTAGAATTTAAAAATACTTGTTTAGAATGTTCAGATGAAACAATATTTAAATTCATTTTATTCATACCTTCAATCCAAGGAGCAGAACATAATGTTGTTTCAATTCCTGCTGTAAATCCTATATTAAACTTCCCAATAGGTTGGAATTCATTAGGTACAGTGATTTGTGCCCAAATATCAGGTTGAGATGTCATTTGTAATGTAATATGTTTTTGTAAAAATTTCCATTCAGGATTATTATCAATAAACCCAAAAGAAGTACTACCCCATCTTTGAGGTAGGATTTTAACATCATATTTACCTAATTCTATTATTGATTTAACTAAATCTCTTGATCTTGCTCCATATCCACTGTAAGTATCAATTGGACAACTTATAACAAATGTATTTTTCATATTAATATATTAATTTATGTGGTAAAACTCTTTTTTCATAATCTGTATCTTTAAGGAATTCATATTTTTCTCTAGGTTTCCATGTTGAAAATAATTGTTCTATTCCTTCTATAACTCTATTTGCCATTTTTTTAGATGTAAATCCAGCTTCATCTCCTTTAGCCCAATCATATCCTTTTTTACCAATAGATTTCCTTTTTTCCTTACCCATCTTATATAATTTCATAATTTGTTCAGCTACATCATTAATATCATGGTGATCATCATATATATAAGGGGTTTGTGGAGAGCCTACTAGGGTACTTGCTTTAGTGTAAACAGGTAACGCCCATTCACCATGCTTTTTGTATTTTCCTTTATGATTAGAAGGAAATTCATCATTGAATTCAATCCAATCTCCATTTTCATCTTCAAATCTCATTTGATCTTGCATTCCCCCAGTAACTACTGCTATAAAGGGTGTTCCTGTTAACATAGATTCAGTTAAAGATAATCCCCAACCTTCAGCATTTGATATTTGTATTACACCATCTGCTGAATTATATAGTAAATTCATTTCCTGAGTTGATAATTTATGTTGTAATACCCCTACTCTACAAGTTTCAGGAGGACACATATATTCAATTACAGCTGTTAGATCTGTACCATGGTCAAATGATGCTTCTGTTTTTAATGTTAATTGGCATTTTTTAGCTTCTTTTGGAGATAATTGTTCTGTAAATAATTTCCATGCCATTATGATATTAGAAGGTTGTTTTCTTCTTATATTTCTTGAATTAAAAACTAAATGAAAATTATTATCTTCAGGTAATCCCAAATTTTTCTTAAATTGTAATAATTCAGGAGAATTATCATCTAATATATTAAATAAAGTATCATTTAACCCATGAGGAACATATTTGAATATTTTATTTTTACCTTTATCACCTAAAACAAGTTTATTAATATTAACTGTTTGTTTAGATATTCCTAATAATAAATCACAAGATTCATAATATTCTTTATTATACATTGGAGCTGGGTAGTTATCCCAAATATTAAGATATATTATAGGTATTGAATTTCTTATTTGGTCCTCAGAATTAAACAACCAAGCAAAATATCTAGGATCAGTTATTAAAAATAAAGCATCTGGTTTTTCATTCTTTATTATTGCTCTTAATTCATCTATACTTCCATATCCTTTAGTAGGGTATAACCTTACATAAGGATCTTTTTCTTCTACTAATTTTTGGGTTTTTATCTCTTCAGCAAGATCAATAATTTTTCCTTTATCTGGGTGGTCTACTGCTCCTGCTATTTGGGCCCAATTATATTTATGTAAAGTATTAAAAACAATTTCTCTTCCTACTTGAGCAACACCTGAATGTACCCTAATATCATCAGTTATTAATAATATTTTTTTTCTATCTTCTTTTTTAATATAACCTTCTTTCATTTATTGTTAAATTTTAATTATCAATTTCTAAATTATTATGGTTGTGTATTTTTTTTCTAAAATCTTCATCTGTAAGATATAAATGTATAGCTCTATCAGATAATTTCTGAAATGAGAATTTACGTCTTACACATTCAATTTTAAAATTTTCAAATAAATTACTTTTTACTTTTACACTTGTAAGTGTCATATTTTTTTTATCAGTCATAGTTTTATTTTTTAATTTATATTTGTCTATACGTATATGTGGATTATGAATTTTTACCAAGGACATTACATAACTCATCATCTTCTTTAAATGCACAGAAATGGCAATTCCATTTTGATGGTTGTGGAATGTGAAGTGTTTCTTTGTATCCTGTATAGTCAAATGCTTCATTTATAAATTCATTTAAAATTCTAGTTGCTTTATTAGTTTTATTTTTACCAGAAGCTGGAGAAAATGTTTGTATTCGTTTTTGTGGGTATTCTCCACCTTCATATACTTTTCTTCTAACAATTAGGAACTCAATATCAATACTTTTTTCTGCTAATCCAAACTGTTCTGCAAAGAATTTTTTATATAATACTAATTGAAAATGTTTTTCCTCATCCTTTTTAGCATATGAATTCCATCCTTTAGTACTTGTTTTAATATCGATTATTTGAAATGTATCTGTGGGTTCATGGTATAATACAACATCTAAAAAACCATTGTATATAACGTTTTTATACGCGTTATTAGGAGTAATTGATATGGGTACCTCACAACCAACTAAAAACCATCCCTTTTTACTAAAATATTTACCTTTATGTTTTTTAAAGTATCTTAAGATTTGAACCCCATCATTATAAAATTCCCTAATTTCTTCTGAAGAGCTAAAATGTTGGTTTTTATTTTTCTTATATTGAATAAGATATTCTTCTCTTAATTTTTCTTCTAATAATTCCTCGATATTTTCTCTATCAGCAGCTGCCCCACTTTTTTCATACATTATATCCAAGTAATGTTGTACTACCTCATGAAATGCAGTTCCAAATACAGTATGAATACTAGGAGATTGTCTTTTATGTCCTTCTTTATATTGAAGAGCCCATTTTTGGGGGCAACTTCTAAACATTGAAAGTTGGGAGTAAGAAATATTTTTCTGATAGCCAAAATTAATAGGTTCAGGTTTATAATTTCTAATTATTTTTACAATGGGGGGTATTTTTGTGGCCAAAGTATTATTTTTTCCATTTATTACGTCCTACTAATAACCCAATAATGCCATAATTAGCTATATCAATAAAAGTATCTTCCATTCCTTCTCCTTTAACAAATGCTCTACCATTTAATAATAGATTTTTTAGTCTACTAATTTTATCTGTTAATCTGATACATAGCCCAGTAAGTGAAAATGTTTTATCATTATCATTATTTAAAATATCTCCACCTAAAGCTATATTATTTAACCCATAATCCATATGTTTAGCTGCAAACATTACATACATTTCATTACTTATCTTTTTAAATTCTTCAGATAATTCTGGGTATTCTTTTTCGAATATTTTTACTGTTTGTTCTTTATGAATTTGTTCCATAGTACTTTTCTATTATATCTAATCTCTCTTCAGCTGAAGCTAATAATTTTAGGCTTTTAGTTGCATCTTTAAGAAAATCATCTGCAGTGTGGTCTCCTATTCCTACTGAACATTCAGTTAATAATTCTAATGCCATTAATGCTTTTGATTTATCAGCTTCTGCTTGAGTTTTAAGTGCTGTTATTACTTTATATTGTGCCATTTTATAATTTTTTAATTAATTTTTTAATTTCTTTACTATTTATTCCTAATTTAATAAGAATATCTTTAATTTCCTCCCTATTTAAAAGATTTATATACTCATTTGCTTCTACAAAACTACATTCAAAATATTTAACAATAGGTTCTAATATTTCTTTTGTATTTTGTTTTGTTTTTGACTTAATATATCTCAAAAACATTTTTTTTCTAGGAAGCATTTCACAATAAAAATTGTATATTCCTTTTTTATCTGTTGGAGAAAATTTTTGTGCTAGGTTAGCGATTTCAATATAACCTTGATACATTGATACAAATCTATGTACCATATAGGCATTAAAAGTTCCCCAAGCACTTTCTTCAAAACTATCTAAACTTGACTTTTTATCAGTAAGTTCATTTAGCCATTCAAAAATATTTTTAGGATTTAACAAGGACATCCTTATATTCCTCTCTTAATTCTTTTGGAAGTGAATCTTCTAAAATTTTATTTGTTTCAGGATCATAAAAAACAGGGATAGGCATAACAGCATCAGAGTCAGTTCCTGTTACAAATTTAGATACTTTACGTAATAAAGCTCCTTGTTGCCATATTCTTCCTCCATCTTCTGTTTCAATAGCGGTTGTGTTTTTTAAATCAATGTTTGGTTGTTGCATTCCATTTTGCATAATTAATAATTTTAAATAATATTTGGTTTAATTGTTTCTATAATTTTAGATATTAAAGCCATACAATTTACTTCTTTATCTATTCTGAAATTTGATTGGTATGAGTATTCATTTACATAATATGCTATCATACCTTCCTTTCCAGGAGCATATTTACTACTATTATCGTAAAGAAAACGATAAAATCCTTCAAAATCTTTAACATTAGAATCTGCTATTATTTGTCTAATTGTTCTCCAATTTGGTTTTTTTGTTTTTAATTCTTCTAATATTTGATCTTGATAATTACTTCCTATTAGTGTGTCTGTATCTAATTTTAATGTGTTATTTGCGGTAGATACCTGTATAGTATTAAGCATTTTACGTACATCAGGGTAATTGTTATTTGTAATAGTTTCTAAATCATTTACACTACATTTAATTTTTTCTTTATTTACAACTTTCATTAAATGGTTAACAATTTCTAATTTATCTGGAGGTATTATTTTTAATGTTTGACATCTTGATTGTAAAGGGTCAATAATTCTTTCTAGATAATTACAAGTCAATATAAATCTAGTTGAACGTGAAAAGGTTTCAATAACATTTCTTAAAGATGCTTGAGCCATTATAGTTAAAAAATCTGCTTCATCTAAAATAACAATTTTTAATGCTTTGAAAGACATTGTACTAGCAAATCCTGATACTTTATCTCTAATAGTTTCAATACCTCTTTCATCTGAAGCATTAATATATAATAGATCACAATCAATATTTTTAGCAATTAATTTAGCTAATGTAGTTTTCCCAGTTCCTGCAGGACCATAAAATAATAAATTTTGAATATCATTTTGGTCAATATAACTTTTAATAGTATTTTTAATACTTTCATTACCTACATAATTATCTATATTAGTAGGTCTATATTTTTCAACTAGTAAACTATGTTTTTTCATATTGTAAATATAATAACTTTTATTAAGGAATCCAAATTATCTTCCTTGTTTAAATTCCCCATACATACTAAATTCTTTAGGTTTTTCTTCAGGGACTTCATATTGGTGAGTTTCAATAGCATATAACTTACTATCTAAAGGAGATAATCTAAATTCACAAGGGTTACCTGTAGATTTAAAATGTGCCTCTAAAGTATCAGTTAAAGTTTCATGTACTACCTTTTTCTTATCATCTACTAGAGTCCACTTGTCTCCAGGTGGTACTCTAGTAGCAATAAGCTTATTATGTTCAGTTTCTTTTATTTCCATATTACATGCCCATCCCCATCATTGATGGATCTAATTGTGGTTGGTTATTTTCTTCTTTAGGTTCATCAACAACTATACATTCTGTAAGTAATACAGTTCCTGCTACTGAGGCAGCATTTTCAAGTGCTGTTCTAGTTACTTTAGTAGGATCAATAATACCTGCTTTTTTCATATCAGTAACTACTCCAGTTTTAATATTATATCCCGCCCATGTATCATTACCTGAATCTACTAAATTGTATTTTCCTATCATTTGGGCTTCAACTGAATCTTTACCAGCATTAACTAAAATTTGTTCAAAAGGTTTACCACATGAATTATAAACTATATCAGCCCCTATACAATTATTACATTTACTTGAAACTGGTATTGCTTCTCTTGCATATAATAGAGCTGCTCCTCCTCCAGGTACAATACCTTCTTCAATAGCAGCTTTGGTTGCATGTAAAGCATCATCAACTCTATCTTTCTTTTCATTCATTTCAGTTTCAGTATAACCTCCAACATGAATAATAGAAACACCACCAGCCATTTTAGCTAATCTTTCTTGTAACTTTTCAGTTTCAAATGAAGATTGTGCTTTATCAATTTGGGTAGTAAGTTCTTCTAGACGTTGTTTAACAGATTCTTCATCTCCTTTACCATCAATAATAGTTGTTTTTTCCTTTGAGATAGTTACAGTACGAGCTTCACCAAACCATTCCCAAGAAAATTTATCAAGTTTCATTCCTTTATCTTTATCAAATACTTGACCTCCTGTTACTGATGCTATGTCTTCTAAGATTAATTTTCTTCTATCACCAAAGTCAGGTGCTTTAACAGCAGCTACTTTAATTGTACCTCTAGCTTTGTTTACAATAAGGGTTGCTAATGCTTCACTATCAACATCCTCAGCTATAATAAGTAATGATTTATTAGTGTTAGAAACTGCTTCTAACATAGGTAATAAGTCTTTAACTTGAGATAATTTTTGATTAAGTACCAAAATGTAAGGATCTTCTAAAGTACAAGTCATTGTACTATTATTAGTGACAAAATAATGTGATAAATAACCTCTATCAAATTGCATTCCTTCAACAGTTTCCAAATAGGTATCACCTGTTTTAGATTCTTCAATATGTACTACCCCTTCAACTCCTACTTTATCCATAGCCGTAGCTATTAACTTACCTACTTCAGGATCATTATTAGCAGAAATAGTTGCAATTTGTTCTAATTGATTTTCATCTGAAATATCTTCTGATAGATTTTCTCTTAAATTATTGACAACTTCTTTTACTGCTTTATCAATTCCTCTTTTAATTTCAACAGCATTAGCTCCATTAGCTAAATGTTGTAAACCATCTTTGATCATTTCTCTAGCTAATAAAGTAGATGTAGTTGTACCGTCACCAGCTTTATCTGCTGTTTTTATAGATGCTTCTCTAACTAAGTTAACACCTAAATTTTCTACAGGATTACTTACATTTATATGTTTTGCTACTGTAACTCCATCTTTTGTAGATATAGGTGACTGGTTAGGTCTTTCAATTACTACATTTCTCCCATTGGGTCCTAATGTAGATACTACAGCATTAGCTAATGTATCAATTCCTTTTACTAATTTATTTCTCCCCTCAGGGCCAAATTCTATAATTTTACTCATTTTTATTCTTTTAAAGGTTCAGTTTCTTCTAATATTTTTTCATAATCAACTTCTTTTTTTACTCTAGCTAAGATTTGATTTTCAGGACCAACATAATAATCTTCCCCATCATGTTGTAACTTTGTAAATCCTTGAGTTGGTAATATTACTATATCTCCAACTTTACTCATAGTTTCAATAAATGTACCTGAAATTGTGTGTTGACCAGGTCCTACTGCTATTATTTCTCCATGTTCATTTACATCTTTTCCCATATCAGGGACTACAATTGAACCATACTTTGTTTCTTCTGCTTCAATTGGTTTAACTATAACAGCGTTAAATAATGCTTCTAAATTCATATTCCAATTTTTTCTTTAATGTTATTTAAATTTGATTTTATTTTATTCCATTTATCCAAATATTCTTGGATGGATGAATATTCTCCATTTTTTTCGTTTAATTGAGCTTTCATAATTGCTTCTAGAGCATTACCAAAATCAGCATAATGGCCTATTGGTTTTTCATAATTTTTGCCTTTGCTACCTTCAGCTAAATATTTTTTTTGTGGTGTTATCACTTCATACGCTGTATAGCAGTATGCATCTTTGCCTATAAAATAAGGCTCTAATAATGGGTCTCTAATAATAGTCATATAACTTTAATTTTTTAATTATGATGTAATATACGAAAATAGTTTTAATAAACCAACCTAAAGGGCGCTTTTGGTTAGTTAATTTTTAAAACTTTTGGCATAGCTTCTTTTGCAAATGGAATTGTCACAATTAGTAAACCATCATGAAAATTAGCTGTTGCTTTTTTAAGGTCAAACTTAGTTCCTACTTTATATCCTAAATTAAAAGAACGTTTTGCAATTCCTCTATGGATATAGTTTCGAGAAGAAGATTCTGGTGTTTTCTCCTTATCATAATTAAAACTGATTAGATCTCCTTCTAATTTAACTTCAATAGCATCCTTAGGAATGCCAGTACAAGCTAACTCAAAAGTTAAACCTATATCATCTTCAAAAATATTAATTGGGTATTGTTGTTTGGCTTCAGTAGCCGGTGTAAATTGGGTTCCTGTTTCAAACAGGTTTCGAAATAATAGATCAAACGGATGGTGTGATCTCTCTAAAAAATGTGTACTCATATCACTTTGTTTTTATGCTGTCATTAAGATCAGCGGTTAATAAATAATTTAAAACTTGCGCCCTTAGGTCAATTTATTATACATATGTGGCATCTTCTTTTCTTACCATATAGTATAAAGTCTTTATATCTTCTGATTGAAATTCTAATTTCATAAATCCTTCTTCAGTTAATGAAAGTTTACCACTTTCTAAATCTTTATTTGCTGCTAATATATTTTTAAATGAGTCTGAATTGAATGGTAATTTTAATTCTTTATTTATTGTTATATTTTCATCTACAATATATTTAATTTTATTTGAAAAGTTATTTAAATCTCCAAATGCAAATTGTACTATAGTTCCTCTATCAGGATCTTCTTCAGTACTAATCATTACATCACTTATGTCTGTTAATGCACTTTTAGCTTTAATAAAATTACTTACAATTTCAGGTGTTAATTCTATTATAACATCATATTCAGTTGGGAAATTAATAGTTCCTCTCTTTGGTACTAATAATGAATCTGCTAAAGAATAAGCTACATTAAATGAATTATCTTGAATGTGTAATTTAGAAAATACTTTATGTTCTTTTTCTAAAGTAAGTAATAATTCTCCATTTGTAACTGATATTAATTTATTTAATTGTGCTGTATCAAATATTGCTATTTCACTGTCTTCAACTGGGGATGTATCGCATACTAAATCTCCGGCTATATCTTTATTTTCAGACGTAAAACTAATACTTAGTTTATTTTTTTCAGTTAACCATCTTACTGATTGGACTAAGCCATTTAAGTAATATTTTGATATTATTGATTGTAATTTTGATTTATTTATCATTTTTTTTATTTTTTAATCCATTTATTATCTGAGTCTAAAATCACTTCTCCTACAAATAATTGATCCCAATATTCAGGTTCAATTAAAGATAAAAATAATTTTTCATCTTCTCTTTGATAAAGATAGTAGGTATGTCCTTTAATAGGAATAAAACTAAATTCAGATTTATTAACTAATTCATTCCATTTGTATAAAGATATAAGCTTTGCATATTCTTCCTTTAATTCTATAAATTTAGTAGACAAATAGTTATTAACATCTATTGATTGTTGAGTTACCCAAGCATTAGTATTTGGTAAATCTATTTTAGGAGCTGCTACACTATCCCCATAGGGCATAATAGCTTTTTTATCAGCAAACATATCAGGTTTATCTTTAGCCATATTAAAAATTAAAAAATTTATTTCTATGAGGGTTTAAATTTAATGACCAACCTAAATCATTATAAAATCCCTCTAATTTATTTAATAAAATACTTTCAAATACTTTTTGTCTATCAGCATATTTCTCAATGAATGTACGAATTTCTTTTGGTATATCATAGTCTAGAAAAGCAATTGCTTCAATTCTATAGGGATTATTTTTTAAATAAATCCATTTAATTTTTTCTCCTTGTGTAATGTAATTATATTTTTTATCTAATTTCCAAAATCTTAGTAAATCATTATAAATTATAGCTGCTTTAACAGCTGCAGGAGCACCTTTACCTATTGAAGAAAACATTTCCCCAGCTCTAGCTTTACGTTCAGTAAACTTATTTAATTTTTTTACTGCTTGGGGATTACCAATTTTTTCTAAAGGTATTTCTCCACTTAGTATCTGTCTTCTAAATTCTAATAATTGAGAATCAATTTCATGTTTAGGTACTCCTTTAAGTACTTGTTCTAAACAACTTTTAAAAAACTTACCAAATACAGGAGGAAAATTAGCTTTCTTAAATTCTAACCCTTTTACATCTAATGTTTCATTTTCAATGCCTTCCTGCTTAGTAATCCACTGTGCATAACGTCTTGTAGCTCTAAAATAAGCTGATCTGATTACACACTCAGTTTTCATTTCTAATCTATGAGTAGAAACATTAAAACAATCTTGAGCTAATCTATCATAATCTTCAGTTATAATATCTTGATATTTGAGTGCTTCTTTTTCTAAAACACTATCTCGTTCTGAATCTGACATTTCATCAAAATTAGGATATAAATGTCTTAGTAAAGGTTCTGCATTAAAATAATTAGAATCTGTATCAACATAAGCACAGTAATTTGTGTCACCTGGATCACAAATCCACCACGGAGTATCTTCTAAATGTTTCATATCTTACCTTTAATTACTTTATTCATATGTCTATTAGCGCATAAAGCACTTTCTTGGATAATACGCTGACCACTTAATGTAATGGCTTCAGATAACACTACATTACCATATCTGAACGAACCTAATGCAGTAGCACCATATAAACTATTTAATAAAATTTTCATAGTATATTGTTTCATATGATAAGCAGCACCTAGTTCTTTATTACCTAATTTATATGCTTTTTTCATTTCATTCTTATACAATACTCTTTCATCAAACCATTTATTTAATATAGTTGATAATACTGACTCACGATTTGTACTAAACATAACACCATTTGCTGAAATAGCCCACTTATTAGATTCAATAAATCCAATTAAATCTCCTATAGTAACTTTAGTACGTTTACGTTTAATATTTTCAATTAATATTTCTTCTTTAGGATCCTTAGCTTTTAAATCATTTAATCCTAATCTGTTATTTCTATCATCAGCATCAATAATTCTAGCTACCATTGTTTCCTTACCAATATTAACAGTCATAATAATTGAAGGATATAGTGATGTTAAATCCTCATCAAACATATAATTGTATAAACCAGCTTGGGGGCAGAATAAATAACC